AACATTTATGTAATAAAGATATAAACAATTTATTACAATATTTAGTAAATTCTAAAAAATATAAATATATTTTAATTTGTAATTGTTGTAATCAAACAAATGATAATCAAGATATTAATAATGGTGAATGGAGAGCATTATCTTCTTCTAAAAAACCATTAAGTAATTATAATACAAAAAATATATTTAATTATTATACTAAAGAAGTCTCATTAATATCTATATAAAATAATTAATCACAACTAATATTTAAATACTCTAAAGTATTACTTGAAATACCAAATAAATAATGACATACAATACCTAATATATAACATACTATAATAGTTAATTCTAATGGTATTTTACTAAAATATGTTATAAACATTGCTAATAAAATTGTACATATATGATCTACAACAGGTGCGTCTAATATACGAAGTGAATGAACACCTGTGCGTGGTTCTCCAAAAATATTTTTATATTCCTTAAAAATACACATATATATATAATAATTATAATAATTATAAATTAAAATTTTAAATTTTGATTACAATGATCACATTTTTTTTTATTTCCATTATAAATTGTTTGACAACAAAAAGTATTTTTATAATTTCTCATTTTTTTATCTTCTGTAAATTCAATAACATTTTGTTTTTTTATTGAATTTATTATATCTTGTTCAAAAATATGTTTTAAATTTAAATTTTTATATTGAGTATTTACATAATCTAAAGCTATTTTATCATCAATATAATTTTTGGCAAATGCTATAGATTGTTTTTGATTTCCACCATTATGATGAAATACTAGATGATATAACCAGTCGTAAATAATTTGTTTTTTCATTATAAAAAAATATAATATAAATCAATTTAAACTTAAAATTTATTATATTAATGTATAAATATATATTGAACCTACATGAGATGAGAAATTAATATTATCTAATGTTTCATATAATGTAATATATGGATGGTCTAATAAAGTTGTTAAAATAATATATTTACAATTTTTTGCTGCTTTTTTTATTTTTTCAATCATTTTAATATTTATATCGGTAGGCCATGTTAAATTATAAGAATAAAAAATTGTACCTTGTGATAAATTTTCTTTAAATAAATCATTTTGTTTAAAAACTATATTTTTATTTTTTACTTTTTTTTTAATTGATTTAGCTACTTGAATTCGTTTTTCAATTATTTCTATACCAATACTTTTAATATTATATTTTAAAGCAATATATAAATTAATTTTTCCAGAACCACAACCTAAATCATAAAATATATCATCATTTTTAATTTCTATAATTTTAAATAATTTATCAATTTCATCTAAGTTTAATTCACCATATACAGTATTATATTCATTATGATAAATACCATTAATATTAGGTATATCATTATATAAATTTTCAATATATGAAAAAAATTTTGAACCACTTTTTATTTTTTTTAAATTTAAATATTTTTTTTTATATTTAGTATATTTTTTATAATAATTTACCATATAATATATATATATATATATATAAATTGATAAATTATTATAAAAATTATAAATGTATAAATATCAACCAAATGATGTAATTGAATTAAAAGATGGAAATATATGTAAAATTATAAGAATAGCAGATTGGAATGAATATGGTTGGGATTTTCATTTCTTTGAAAAAAATTATGTTATTGATTTTATTGAAACAAAAAAAAAACCTTGGGCTTCTTATAAAATTAATAAGGACGATAAATATTATTATATAATGACAGAAAATGAATTTTAATTAATAAGGAATATAATGTAGGGAAGTATTTTCATAAATTTTAACTACAAATGTGCCATTTAATTCAGGTATAGTTATAGTATCACCATCCATAATTTCATCACAACCATATTCACCACCACAATTACGTCCATTATGACTAATAGGAATACGGACTTGATTATATTTATCAGTAGCAGTATAATATACCCATTTATTAGAACGGTTATAGGTTTTGCGACCAAGTAAAGGTAAAACATGGGCTTCAGAATCACTTCCTGGACCTAAATATTCAGTATGGGTTTTTTTAGATAAAATACCAATTTGAGAAATTTTTGGGGTGGGTCCACGTGTAGCAATATTAACACGGACACCGTCAACATTTTTACGTGGTTCATCAAAAATATCATTATTTTGTGGTGTTTCATTTAATTTAGCACGAATATCTTCATATAATTCATTTTTATTTGGTTCTCTATTTGATGTAGTATTATTTAAAGTATTAGTTTCTATTTTTTTTGATAAAATATTTATTTTTTGATTTACATTTTTTAATTTAGAATTTTCAGTAAAAAGATGTTGATATTTAATATATAAATAAAATAAAAATAAACCAAGAGCTATAATAAAAACAATAGTATGCGAATATTGAATACATAACATATTTGGGGGGCAACTCATTATAATATATAATATATAATATATAAAATTGATTTAAAAATGTTAATTTATTAATAATTAAATGGATATTGATATTTATAAATGTCTAGATAGTTTAGATATTAATTATGATTTAAATAAGGAATATATCAATGAATTATTTTTATTAGTAAGAAATATATTACAAAATATATATAAAAGATATCTATTAAAAAAACAATATATAGTAGAAATAATTTATAATTATTTTATAAAAAAAATGAATATTAATAAATCTGTTATTAATATTTCAAAATTAAAACAACCAGTACAAAGAAGTAAAGAATGGTATGATGCTCGTTATAATAAAATTACAGCAAGTGAAATATCAAGTGTAATTGGGACTGATATGAGTTATATATGTGAAAATGAAAAAAAAAAAATTTATAAAAAAGCAGGATTTAAAAATAGTTATGATTTAATGAAAACAAAAATATTACAAAATGATGAATTTAAAGGAAATATTTATACAGATTGGGGAATACAATTTGAACCAATAGCAACATTAATTTATGAACAACGTAATAAAAATCGTATTATTGAATTTGGATTAATTGAACATCCTTCAATTAATATTTTAGCAGCATCACCAGATGGAATAACTCAATATGATGCTATTATGATAGAAATTAAGGCACCATATAAAAGAGTTTTAAGTGGATTAGTACCATTAAATTATTGGATGCAAATGCAATTACAAATGGAAACATGTAATTTGGATAAATGTCATTTTGTAGAAATAAAAACAGAAATATATAGTCATGAAGAATATGAAATTGATACATATATTGATAGTAATGATACGGATATTTTATATACAAATGATAAAATGGAAAAGGGTATTATGTTAAAATGTACTTTAAATTCAAAAATTACATATTACTATCCGTCATATGATATTTTTAGAAGTAAAACAAAAATGGATATATGGATAAAAGAAAGAATGGAATATTATAAAAATGAATTTGATAATGTTGAATGTATTTATTGGAAATTAAAAGAATATTCTTGTATTGAAATTAATAGAGATAAAGAATGGTTTAAAAATATATTACCAAAATGTAAAGAATTTTGGGAAAAAGTATTATATTTTAAAAATAATAAGGATGAATTTATAAAGTTGGATAATATAAAAGAAGAGGAAAAACAAAAACGTAGAAATAAACAAAATAAAGAGGAATTTGAAAGATTAAATATATGTACTTTAGATACTGATTCAGAAGAAGAAAAACAAGAAGAAAAAAAAATAGAAGAGGTAAAAACAATTAATGTATTAGAATATATGGAAAATATAAAAAACCAGGAGGATAATAGTATAAAAAAAATAGAAAGTTATGATAGTAGTGAAAATGAAAATGACAGTGAAAAAAAATTGGAAATAAAAGAAAGAAATTTAATGGATAGTATAGAAGATGATTTAGAATTATTTAAGTAAAAATAATTTTCATATCATTATTTAAATAATTAACATAAATATGAAATAATATACGATAGGGAATATTTTTTTGTTTAATTAATTTTTTTTCATATAATAAATCTGTAATAGTTACTATATTTTTTTTTACATATTTATTAATAATATTATATTTTAAATGATCTGTATCAATATTTTTTGTAAAATGTAATGTAATACGATTTTTTTTATTACTATGTTTTTTTGTATTTTCACTACGATTAATTAATGTATCTGTATCTATAACTGATAAATCTTGATTTTCACTAACATTTGTTAAAATTAATGATAATTCATCTAAACTTTCTAAATGATTTTGTATTGATATTTTTTTTTCTTTTTGTTTATCCTTTTTTTTAGTACTTTCAGTTAATGTTTTAGTAGTAGTTTTTTTTGGTTTTATTATATTTGTATTTTTAGTTTGAGTTTCAGTGGTATCTATTTTTTCTACTGTAATATTTGTATTTGTAGAAGTTATTTTTTTTGAATACATTTATTTATTTATTGTAATATTTTAAATTTTATATTTAATCTAATTTAAAATTTATTGGATTTGAATAATATAATTCTTTATCTCTTGTATTATATATTGGAAACATACGCAAAGATAAATGTTGATTTGAAATATTAGAAGTAAAAATACAAGAATCAGTAGTATTATAAATAAGTTGAGTTTTATCATTAGCAATATTTAAATTATAAGTATGATTTTGATTATTAAAATCATATGTTATATTACTTGATTGATAATTTGATTTATTTATATTATATATACTTAAGGTATTATTATATGAAAAAGCATTATGATTAAATTGGATTTGATTTTTATTTTTATAATAAATAAAAGAATTAGTAGTCCAGTTTTGATGAATATTTGTATTAATATTTCCTAAACAAAATTGAAAACCTATATAATCAATATATTTAATACTATGATTAATATAATTATTTAAATTACCATATAATTGGGGTTTATTATATGATATATTAAATTTATTATTTGTTCCATCATTTATTTTAGTACAATTAATATTATAAGGACTATAATAACATCTTTCAATATTTTTTAATTTTTGTAATAAATCAATATTATTTACAATAAAATGATTAGAAGTAATATTTATATTATCTTTTGTAATATTAAAATTTGAAGAAATATTTAATATATCATTATTATTATTAGTATTATTTTCATTATTTGTAGATATTATTGTATCAGTAATATGTAGTAAAGATTTATTATTATATTTAAATGAAATATCATTTTTATCTTCAATATAAATTTTATTTTGACTATTATTACTAGGATAATTAGTTAATTTATGAAGTGTTTTATCTATATTAAATTGAATAATATTATTATTAAAAATAATATTTGAATTTTGAGAATTTTCAGTAAATATAAGATTAGGATAAATAGTAGTATTAGTTATATTAATATTTTTTGTAATATTTATATTATAGTTACTTGTTATATTTTGTTTAAAAATAATATTATTTTTAAGAACTAAATTTTTTTCATCTATATTATCTTTAATTAAGGTATTTTTAATATTAATATTATTTAATCCTACTAAATTACCTATTATATTAAATGTACCGGTATTATTCATATTTTTATCTAAAATAATACTACCAGTAGAAATAGAATTACTATTAATATTAGAATAAATTGTAAGTAAAGAAGTAGGATTATTAGTACCAATTCCAATTTTATTATTTTTATGTATAAATATAGTATTTGTGTTATTTTTTACAATAAAATCTCCTTCAATTATATTTGTTCCTATACCAATAGTATTTAAAAATAAATGTGGTATATTTACATTCATTTTATTTATAATATTTAGATTACCAATCACATTAGTATTACCTAATATTTTACGAGGTTCAATAGTAAAATCATTTGGTTGATCTATATAAATATGGGAACCATTATTTAATAAATTACCAGTCATATTTTTATAAGTCGCATAAAGATCTATTTTAGCAAATAAATTAGGTAGATTTTTATCTGCTACAATTTCTATAAATAAATCATATGGTGTTTGATTTGTAGCATTAATTGGTATATTTACATCTTGTTTAGTAGATTTTTCTGAAGAAGTAGTAATAGTAAAAATGGTATTTATATTTTTAATTTTAATAGTAAATATAACTGTTTCAGTAGGTAATTGATTTAAATAAAGTATTATATTAGAAATAGTAAGTGATTGATATAATTTATATTTTGTTATAAAAATAGAATGATCATTTATAAATTCTGTATTTTCAACAATAGGATTAATAATATTACATTTTTGTGATGTTTGTGTAATTAATGAACTATAAAATATATATTTTATAATATTAAAATCAGTAGAAGAATTTAAAATAAATTTGTCACTAGTAATACGATTATGAAAATTATTAGTAATATCATTTACTAAAAATTCATTAATTTTATATATATTATTTGTATTAAGTTTTAGTGTTTTAGTATTTAAATTATTATGAATAATAAGATTTTTTGTTAAATTAAGATTTTTTTTTATATTTATGGTATTTAAATTAAATTGTGTAAATGATTGTGTAATATTTAAAAAAACAGATTTAGCACTATTAAATAAAATAGTATCATAATCATAATTATTTTTTGGATATAAATCAATATTAGAAGTATTTGAATTATTTGTAATATGTTGAAGTGGATGCCATTTATTAATATAGCATTCTAATTTATTGATTTTATCATTATAACGAATAATTCCATTTTTGGGATTAGAAATAGATTTGTTATGTAAAATACTAAATAATGATGTATTTTTAAGTAAAAAATTATTATTAACCATAATATTTTGACCAATATTTGTATTATTTTCTGTTTGAAAAGTATTATTTGAAGTTAAATATTGTTTAATATACATATGATTAAGATTTGTGTATTGATTATTAATATAATTGGTTTTATTATTATTATTAAGAGATAATATAAGATTATTATTTTGTACAAAATCAATATTCATACCAACAATGGGTTTATAATATGGTTCATGATTAATATAAGAAACATTATCATAATTTTGAATTCTATTTAAACAACGCCATTTATCCTGAATAAATGCTTCAACAACATGTTTTTTATTATTATAACGAATAGAACCGTCAATATTATTATAAATAGATATATTAGGTAAATAAAGAGCATTATTTCTAATATAAATAGAATCTTTTACAACAATATTAGCACATGTCATTTTATCTTGAACATTTAAAGTATTTATATTTAAATTGGCATAACTATTAAAATTATTAAATACATTAATTTTATCACTAATTGTAACATTATTATATTTGATAGTATTAACATTTAAAATATGAGAAACTTGTATATTTTTTTTTGTTTCTATATTATTTTCAACAATAAAATCTTGATGAATATCTAAAGAAGTATTTTTATAATCACCAACATTCATTTCATTAGAAAATTCAGTAAATATATTTTTATTATTAAAATTAAAATTTTTATTAGCAATTAAAAAACCCTGTGTTAGATAATCACAATTTCCAAATTTATCTTCTAAATTTAATTGTTTTTCTACTAAAATATTTCCTTGTAATTCTATAATACAAGCATCAGAAGGATTTCTTAAAAAAATTATATTATTTAATTTTGTACTAACAGATATATTTTGATTTACAACCAAATATTTACTACTTAACATTTCTGAAGCATCTCCGCCAGATAATGTAGTTATTAAATTATAATCATTAGGATTTTCTTGTTGAAAATTAAAAATACGCATACCACCTTCAAATATACCATATCCAAAAAGTGAAACATTTTTTCTTTCATTAGTATTTGCGTTAAATGTGGTTTCTTTTACCATGTATAATTTATAATATATAATATTTAGAATGTTTTAAAATTATCTATTTTTCCTAATACATTTATATTTTCTAATAAAAATCCATTATTTACAGTATTAATAATAGAATAACCATTATGTGATACAGATAAATTAGGTTTAATTTTATTTCCTATAGAAAAAGCATTATAACATTTATCTGAATGAATACCTAAATTACCATCAATATTTAAATATAAAGTGTCCATAAAATTAATTTTTGTATCTGAAATATTTATATTATGAACTAAATTATTTAATTTATTAGATTTATTATTAAAATATAAATTATTTGTATGTGTATGTTCTAACAAATTATTATTATTATATATAATATTTTTAGAATTAAGAGAATTACAATTAATATTTTGATTAATATTAATATTATTTTTACATATTAGATTATCTACATTTATATTAGGTGAAATAATATTTGTAATAGTGCAATTTTCTTTTATAATAATATCATTTTTAACATAAACATTTTTATGATTTTTTGAGTTTCCTATAATATCTAATGTATGAGTATGATTTTTATTTTTTATAGAAATTATATTATTATTAGATAATTTTGAAGTTCCAATACCTATATTATTATTTTGAATAATAAAAGAAGGAATATTCATATTATCATAAATAGAAATAGAATGATTAGGATTTATTATAAAATTAGGTTGATTTATATATAATTTATTAAGATTAGTTAAGGATGAATAAATAGTATTATTAGATGTAAATACTTTTTTTATATTTAAATTATTCAAAAAATATAAATCTCCTCTAAAATTATTATTTATATTATATATAAAATCAACTTGATTATTTTTACATAATAAATCAGAATAAAATAGACCTTTTAATCTAATAAATAATAATAAATCATTTGAATTATTTGTAGGATATCCAGATTTTAATTTAATTTGAATAGTGTAAATACTATTTTTTTTTAAAATAAAAGTATTTTTATTGGTAGAACTGTCATAAATTAATTTATTATTAGAATAAATTAAAATATTATATTTAGTTTTGATATCTATTAAATTTATATTTTCTGTTAATCCTGTATTTGTATTTGTAATAAAATATGTTATTTCTAAACTTTGAATAAGACAATTTGTGTTTTCACTAGATATAAATATATGATGTGAAGTATTATTAGATATAAAATGATCATTTATATTAAATTCATTCCAAACATATTTATAATCATTGTAATTTGCTATAATATAAAAAATATTACTAGTATAAGTTAAATTACAATCTGAAGTATAATCATTAACATTAAAATATTTATAATCATTTATATTTGTAGTATTAAAATTAGGTGCAACATATGCTTGTAATTCTGAATTATCAAATTTTAAAATAGCTTTATTATCAAATATAATACTATTATAAAGATTTGTATTTTTAGAAACAGTAATAAAATTATGATTTGTTAAATTGGAATAAATATTAAGATTTTTATGAAAATCAATTGTATTTGAATTACATATAATTTTATTTTTTGTTGTAATAATTTCAATATTATCATTATCTTTCATATGAATACCATTTCCTTCAGAATGAAATTTTAATTGACTCCATTGTTTATTATAAATTTGCATTATATTTAAATTATTATTAAATCGTAAATGTCCTTCACTAACATTATTACTAGTATTATTACCTACAATAAATAAATTATTAAGAAATACATCCTTATTAGCAATAAAATTTTTATTAATATTTAAATTATTTTTTATAGTAGGTATAATACCATTAATATTGAGATTTTCAGTAAAAATAGTATTAGGTTTATATATATTAAGATTATTAGTAATATTATTAAATTCTATTGATAAATTAGTATTTTGATATATAGAAATATTATTAGCAGTAGATGTATTATCATTTTCATAAATTTTAATAGAACTATTATAATGAATATTTTCAAAAGTAGATATAGATTTCCAACCTGAATTGTAATATTCAATTGTTTTTCTTTCATCATTATATCGTAAACTACCATTATCAATAGGTCTATGTATTTTTTCATAAATATTTGTACTTTTTTTAGGAAGAACTAAAATAGAATTTTCACTTAATTGTAATACACCTTTAATAGTCATTGATTTTCTTATATTTGTATTACCTAATATATTAGCATTACCATATATATCAGCATTTTCTTTAATTGTAATATTTGTAGGTAAATTAGCATTTAAATTATTAAGAACATCTAATTTTTGGGTACTATAATTATTACAATTAATATGAAATACATTACAATCAAATAAATTAGTTTCTTTTTCAATAATAAGATTGTTTGAATGTGAAGAATTAGTTTTATTAATACCTTCTAATTTTGTAATTTCATAATTACTTGTTAATTTATTAGATATATTAATATTACTATCTATATAAATAACAGCACCACCTGATGTATAATTATCTGAAACATCTAAAATAATATTATTATTACTTATTAAATTATCAAAATCAACAGAATAATGACAATTCATATTTTCTTTTACTACTAAAATGTTTTCTTTATCTGTTTTTTTGGCTATTTTAATAATTTTTTTACCTTCATCATTATTACTAAATTTTTCTGTCGCAAGTAAATCAAGATTTTTTTCAATATATCCATAATTACCAATACCTATTTTATGTACATTAAATAATTCCCATACTCTTAAGAAATTACGAATATCTACTAAACCTTTAACACGTAATTGTTCTAATACATCACAATTAAAAAATATATTTAATTCGCTATTCATTTAATTATTAACTTATTTTATTTATATAAAAAAAAATATATTTTAGAATATTTTATTTATTTAATAAGTTTTATATAATTATTGTTTTTAATCCATAATTATTATATATATTTCCTTCTCTATTTGTTATATATGAAGGATAAATAGTATTATCATCTAAATAAAATATAGAAATAGAATAATTATAAGGATTATTTATTTTATATGATTTAATATTATTATATAATGTTCTAATAGAATCATTAATTAATATTATTTCTGTAAAATATATAATATCTATATCTATATTAAAACCTAAATTATTATAAAATGGTTTTTTTATTAAGGTAGAATATATAATATTATTTATATTTATATTTGAAATATAAGTAGAAGGTAAAACTATATTAGAATATATAATATAATTTGAATAATTTTGTTGTTGTGTATATAATATAATATTATTACTAGTTTGAAAATTGTATTCAATTAATGGTTCTTTTGGTCCTTCAATATTATATATAATTGTTTTTAGTTTTTCATTAATGTTTATATTATTTATTAATAGTGAAGCATTTAGTGAAGTATAACCATTATTTAATATAGAAAAGGATTTATTTTGATTCATATTAATATTAAAAAGTGTTGAAGAACTGGTTTTAGTATAAAAACTGGTAGAATTAGGTGAAATATGAATAGTATTGTTATATATATTTAAATTTTCATTTATTTTTTGTATTTTAGAATGATATATATAATTAGATTTTGTTAAATTTATATTATTATAAAAAATACTACATAAATTTGTATTATTTTCATATAAATATAATTTTTTTTCATTTGATATATGTAATGTTTGATCAATATTATTATTATATTTATTTATATGTAAAATATTAGTAACTAAATTATTATTATTTATTAAATTTGTATTACCATTTATATACAAGGTTTTGTTAGAATTTATATTTTTTAAAATAGAAATATTATTAGTAAAAGGAAAAGTATTTGTTAATAAATTTAATGTATTAGTATTATTTGTAATATTAATATTATTTACTATTATATCTGTAGAATTTAGATTTGATAATATTGATAATCCACCAATATTTTCAAAAGCAAAATTATCTGGGGAATAAATAGTTATTAATGAATTAGTAGGTGAAGTATTAATACCAATATTACCATTATTATTTATTGTAAAATTATTATTTATTTCAAATAAATTATTTAGTGAAGATGTTTTTTTGATAGATAATTTTTGAATATTAGTTATATTATCTAAATCAAAAAGTATTTTTTTAGAAATATTAATATTATTATTAAATTGAGTATTAACATTAAAAAATGTATTTTGATTAAAATGAATTATATTATCAGTAAAAAAATTTGAATCACCTTTTGTATTTATAATTTTATAAGTATATCCTAATAAATTTATTAATATACTATCATTTATATTATTTTGAAGTGATTTTATTTTTATTTTTAATATATCATTTTTTGTAAAATGAAGTATTTTATTTAATTCAATAATTTTATTAATACTATTAGTATTTGATAATATAATTCTATTTACAATATTATTTGATTTATATATTTCTATATAATAAGTATTTGATTGAGTATTAATTAAATTAATATAACAATGTGATAAATATAAATTTTCATGATAAATATATTCTTGATTAAATTCTATATAATTATTAATAAGAGTATTATCATAATTAATAGTTTGAATAGTATTTAATGAAGAATAAGTATTTTTAATAATATTAGAATAAAAATTATTAGTTTTAAAAGGAAATCTATAATATGAATTTAATTCTTCATTTGTTAATGATGTCCATTTATCAGTAGTAATATTATAAGAACGTAATAAATTATTATAAAATTGTATAGGAATATTATCAATATTAATATTATTACTAGTATAAATATTTTTTTGTATATGTAAAGAATCGGAAATATTTAAATTATTTGAAATAGAAGTAATATTATTAATATGGGTATTATTATTAGAAGTAATAATATTATTATTTTTAATATTAAATAAGATAGTATTAGAATTACGAATAATACCAGTATTATTTTTATCTAAAAAATCTAGATCATACCAATTATTAGAATTATAAACAGCATTTATTTTTCCTGTATTAATATTATAACGTATAGCACCAATAGATTTTTTATTTTCTGTTAATGGTAATTTTATACTACCTAATTTTAATTCTATATTATTATTAACATTTACATTATTATTTAATGAACAATCATAATCAATAGTAGCATAATTAGAAACATTTAAATTACCTAAAATATTTGTATTATAATAAAATTGAAGATTATGAAGTATATCTATAATTTTACTATTTTCATTACTTATATAAATATTACTTGGAATATTATTATTAAAATAAATACTACTTTTATGTAAAACACCTTTTGAATCATTTAATATATTAATATCACCATTACAATTAGCATATATATTATTTGTAGCAGAATTATAAGCTATAGCACCGTCTGTATCTACTTTATAAATAATAGGTAATGATAAAACACCATTTTTAGCTATAACATTTTTTTTTACATGTAAAATACCAGTAGATAATAAACTATCTAAATTAAGATTATTATAAACATTCATATTTTCATTAACAAACAAATTTTTGACTGTAATATCATTATTAATATTAAATTGAGTTTTATGAATAGTTCTATTAACATTTAAATTATAACTATTAGTTAAATTATTTTCAAGAATTAATGATTTATTAATATTAATATTACTTTTACAATTTATATTTTTATTAACTTTAAATAAATTAATATTAACATTTCCTAATACATTTATATTTTTTTTAACAAATAAATTTGTATTTTTATTTTTAAGATTTATATTAATTTGTTGGGCATTTGCATTAAGATTTAAATTAATATCTTTTTTTATTCTTAATTTAGTATTAGTTATTTCAAAATTTTTACATTGAAGTGATTCACTTATATTTATTTTATAATTTTGTATATTTATATTTGATTTAAAAAAACCATTATTTATTATTTGGAGACCTTCATTTTTTTTACCTGTTTCAGATCCTACATTATCAAGATCTAAATTATATTTAATATTTAAATTATTCATAATAACAAATTGTTTGGTTATTGTTAGTTTATTAAATTCATAATCTTTATTTGATTTTATTACATCTGGTAAACCATATCCCATATATAATTTATTATTATTATTAATTTAAATTAATAACAAAAAAAATATTAGAAATTATTCCTTATTATCTAAATTAGTAAAATTATCAGAATTATTAGAATTATTAGAATTAAAACATAATTCATTTATTTTTTTTACAAATGAATTATTATTAATAGTATTTTCTATATCAGTTTCCCAATATTGTTTTTTAGTTATATCATCTATTTTTTTATTATTCATTTGTTTTAATAATTTTTGAAAAGTATTTTCGTAATCCATTATATATATATATTAAATATAATAATTATTAAATTTTATTCTGACGAATCATTTTTTTTTATAATTTTAATTTGAGGTTTTAAAACTCTATTATTATTTTCAGGAATATTTGTTACAACACTTTCCTTATTTAAATAAACTTGCTGTATTTCACCTTTTTGTCCCATATCACCTCTATCACCCTTATCACCTTTATCACCTTTTTCACCTCTATCACCTTTTTCGCCAATTTCGCCTTTTTCACCAGGATCACCCCGATCACCTCTATCTCCTGTTGCGCCTTTTTCACCTCTATCACCTCGTTCTCCTTGTGTTCCTTTATCACCTCTATCACCTTTTTCACCTCTTAATCCCTGTTTTCCTGGTTCTCCACATTCACCCTTATCACCAAGTTCACCTTTATCACCTTTATCACCTTTATCACCTTTATCACCATATTCTCCTTGTATTCCCTGTTCACCTTGTGGTCCTTGTTGACCTTTTTTACCCTTTTCTCCTTGTAAACCACGTTCACCTTGTAAACCACGTTCACCTTGTGGTCCAGGTTCACCTTGTAATCCACATTCACCTTGTAAACCACGTTCACCTTGTAAACCACGTTTACCTTGTGGTCCAGGTTCACCTTGTAAACCGCGTTCACCTTGTGGTCCAGGTTCACCTTGTAAACCGCGTTCACCTTGTTCGCCTTTTAAACCAGATACACCAATTTCACCTTTATCACCTTTATCTCCTTTATCGCCTTTATCTCCCTTATCACCTTTATCTCCTTTATCACCTTTATCGCCTTTATCTCCTTTATCGCCTTTACCACGTTCACCTCTATCACCTTTATCACCTTTATCACCTTTATCACCTTTTGGTCCATTTAAACCGATAGGACCAGGTGGTCCAGGAGGACCTGAAATACCAACATTAGTATTAATTTTATATTTTAATGTATTTACTTCATTAATTAATATAGATAATTGAGTTTTAAGTGAATTTATTTCATTAATAAGGGTATTTTCATTATACATTATATATTATTAGTGTGTTATTTATATATATTAAAATTAATATTTAAAAATAAAAATTGATTATATTAAATGTAAATTTATAATGAACAATTTATTTGATATTCAAGATGAAATGGATGATTTTGAGAAAAATTTAAATAAATATTTAGATAATAATAATATTTCTAAAGCTTCTCCTTTAAAAATATCAATTATGTCAGCAACAGCATCATTAAATACGGTATTAAATTTAAAAACATTATCAAAATTTTTAAAAAAAGATGATAATATATGTTTTATTGATAGTATGTTTAATATGACAAGAAAAATAAGTAATGTATCAAAAAAAAAAATATTTTATAATCAAATAACTTTAAAAGTGCGTCCATATTATAATGCGGATTATGATATAAATTTAAATTTAATGGTTCATTTAAAATTATTTAGAAATGGAAAATTACAATTATGTGGATTACGTAGTGAAAATGATGGTTTATTATCTATAAAAATATTAATAAAAAAATTAAATGAAATAACAGATAAACAATATAATGATATTGAAAATTATAGAAAAATTTTTAGTGAAAATATAGTAAATAAATTAGTAAATAAATTACATAATAAAAATTATTATATTATTGATTATGAAAATTATATAGATATAAAAAAAAAAAATAATAGTTATAATACTTGTATAAAATATGGATTAAATGATAAAATTAAAAATAAAAAAATAATAGATAAAGTTGTAAATAAAAATATATTATCTATTACAAGATATAATATAACCTTAATAAATAGTGATTTTTATGTAGGATTTAAATTAAATAGAACAAATGTATATGAATATATATTAAATAATTGTGGATTATTATGTGATTATGATCCTTGTATATATCAAGGTGTATTAATAAAATTTTATTGGAATTCTACAAAAAAAATACAAGATGGAAAATGTAATTGTACAATTCCTTGTAATGGAAAGGGGGATGGAAATAGTAATGGTGAATGTAGAAAAATAACAGTTTCAGTATTTCAAAGTGGAAATATAATTATTACAGGAAAATGTTGTAGAGAGGAATTAAATTATATATATAATTATATAGTAGATATTTTACATAAAAATTCAGATGAATTAAAACAGGTATCATTTACTGATGAATCTGTAAAATTTAAACGTAGAAATATATCTATATTAATAAAAAAAAAATAAATTAGTATAATATTAAATTAAATAAAAATTAAAATAAATTATCTATTATTTTTTTTAAGCAAATAACATAATTTATAATTTTCAGCAATTTCGGTTCGTGTTTTATGAAGTTTAATTTTTTTACCTGGTGTAGAAGCAATAGTAGTAAAATTACCATTAGGGTGTCTAATAACCCAATGACCTTTGTGTCTAATATCAGCACCTTGAGAACCTGCAAATTTAGCAAAATCTTCTGCGCTGGAGCATTTCATAAAAGCTTTTTCAATTTTATTATGCTTGGCGGCCATAATATTTTGTTTGTGTTGTGTGTAAGAAGTTAATAGATTTAATAGAATAATCAATTTTGAAATAAATAAATTCTAATATTTTTAATAATATTTTTTATTATTCAATAAATAAAGATGATGTAAAAATAAATTTTTCATCACAGGTAAATTCTAATTTAATATCATTTCCATCAATAAATAAAGGAATACAATAACCTATATTAGATTTAATAAATATAAAAATAGAATATTTTTCAGGTTCAATAATATTTTTTTGAATAGTTTCAATAATTTTTGTATATTCTTCAAAATAAGTTTGAATAAAATTACTTATTTTTGGCCAAGTATCCTTATTTAAATATTCTAATTCATAAATAATACCATCAATATCATTAATAATAGGATGGGAGGGGTCATAAGCTGGATCAATTAATTTTAAATGTAAGATATTTTGTGATATTTTATAAAGATGAAGTTTTTTATATAAAATATCAATATATTTAATAGTAGATTGTGGAGATAATGTATGATTATCGGTAATACCAATATGAATATTACTAATATTATAATATTTAGATAACATTATAAAAAATATAAAAATTAATTTTTATATATGTATATATAATTATATAATTATTCAATATCTATAATTTTTGGAGATAAAATGAAATGAGATTCAATATGTTCATTTTTATTTGAAATTAATAAAGGAGAATTAGAATTAAATTTAAGTATAGTATTTTCGAAGGAAGAAATTAATTTATATTTAGATAAATAATTTAATGAATATTTTGATAAAGTGGTAGTATCATTATTTTCAATAAGATTTATAATATATTTAGTATTAATGGTATCATTAGTAGTATAAAATTTTAAATTTTGTTGAAGTTCAATACATACATCATCAGAAAAGATAAATAATTCATTAAAAATATTTTGAAGATTTTTGGAATCTAAATCGATATTATGAAAATTTGTAGATTGTAAATTTTCTAATTTAAGAAAAGTATCTTTTGTAATAATACTATTTATTTCAAAATTTTTTTTAATATCTTGTTCATTAGTTGTAGCACTAATTTTTAATACAGTATTATCAAATAATAAATGAATAAGACGAGATTTGGAACATATTTTAAGAATTTTACAAATATCGGTTAAATTAAAATCAAATATTTGTTCTTTATTTATATTATAATCTGTAAAATATTCTTTTTTAAAATGAATATCAATAATAGAAACATTAGCATCATCAATAGATTGTAAATGTAAACCATTCGGATGAATTTTAATTTTTGTTTGGTCCGAAAATTGTTTCATATTATCAAAAACAGAGATAAATAATTTGCTATCAATAATAGAGAACTCCATATTATTTTATAAATTCGTTTAAATAAATAATCAATTTTAAAATTAAATAATATATATATATAAAATGGTAATTCAGGAAATTAAAACAAGTGAAGAATTAGATGAATTTTTAAAAAAAAATGAAGTTGTATTGGTATATTGTGGTTTGACACATTGTGGTCCTTGTAGAGTAGTATATCCTAAATTAGTAGAAATAATAAATAAATATGTGAATATATCATTTTGTAAAATAACATTAGATATGGTGGAAGATGATACTTGTGAATCATATATTAGAGAAAAATTAAAATTAACAAAATTTCCGTCATTTACACTAATAAATAATGGTATTATTTTAGATCAAGTAGTTGGACCACATATAGATAAAGTTATAAATATTTTAGATTGTATAGGAGATACAGGAGATGATGAATTTTAATAATTTATATTAAAATATTTAGAGTAATAAATAAAAATATATATAGATTATGGCTAATAGTCCTAAAAATGAAAAAAATGAAAAAAATGAAAATGTAGAAACTCAAATAAAAGAGAAGAAGAAAAGAGGTAGAAAGCCAAAACCGAAACCACTAAATGTGGAACCAAAAGAACCAAAAAAAAGAGGTAGAAAACCGAAATTAAAAATAGTAACTCAAGAGGATAAAAATAAATTTGTATTACCTTCAAAAAGAGGAAGAAAACCAAAAGATAAAACAGTAATTTTAGATAAAAATTTAAATTTAGATAATATATCAAATGTAATATTACATCTGCCAATTCCTTTAGAAAAAATAAATGAGTTAGATGAAGAATTATCATTTAAATATAATCCTAAATTGAATAATCCAAATCCATTTGATCCTTCTGAACAAACAATAGGAGAAATGACAGTAAAAACAGAAAATAAATTAAATTGTATATATGAAGTAATTGATATAGAAAATATAGAAGAAAATATAGAAAAAAATGAGAATAAAATAGAAGATAAAATAGATAAAATAGATAAAATAGAAAATAAAGTTTGTAATTATAATTCATATATAGATAGTTATTATAATGAAAAAATTGAATTTAATAATGTTAAATGTAATTGGTGTTTACATGAATGTGGTGAGGAAATATTTAAGTTACCATATAATATAAATAATGAAACATTTAATATGTATGGAAATTTTTGTTGTCCTGAATGTGCGGCAGCATTTAATTTTAATGAATTAGATGATGAATATGTATGGGAAAGATATTCATTATTAAATTATTTATATAATAAAAGTAGTGAAAAATATAATATTGCTCCATCAAGATTAGTATTAGATATTTTTGGAGGACCATTAACAATAAATGAATATAGAGATATAATAAAAACAAAAAAAAATTTAAATGTTATAATGCCACCATTATATATATTAAAACCACAAATAGAAATAAACAAAACAGAAGATATATATATTCCATTAAATGTTAATAGAGTAAATAAATATACTACAGATCTAAAATTAAAAAGAAATAAAATTAAAACTAAATCAAATACACTAGATTTATGTATGAATTTAAAATGTTCTACTTAAAATTAAATAATATCAACAATATCTACTTGGGTAAGAAACATTCTTCTACAACAATATCTATTAATTTCTAATTCATCTAATACTATACCTTGAATAGATTTTTTAATATCACCTTTTGTGATAATATTATTATCAATAGTTCTATTATTTATATAATCAGGATTTTTTTTTTCATATTCTTGAATTTTAGATAAATAAGTTGAATATTTATCACCAATTATTTTATTACAAGTAAAACAACGAACAGGTATAATCATTTGTATAATAATATATAATATAATAATATCAATTTTAAATATATTTATTATATTTTATTAATAATTTAAATTTTATAGTAATATAATATATGGTAGGTGAATATAAAAATATAAAAAAAATAGTAACTATTGGTGATTTACATGGAGATATATTACAAATAATTACTATTTTGATTCATAGTAGATTAATAAAAAAAAAAAAACAAAATAAATGTATATCATCAAATGATTATGATATTAAAAATTGGCAATGGATTGGTGGAAAAACATATTTGGTTCAATTAGGAGATATATTTGATGGTGGTGGTCGTGGAAATGACGGTTCATTTGAAGATAATGAAGTTGAAATATATAAATTTTTAGTTAATTTAAAAAAATTAGCAAAAAAAGCTGGTGGTAATGTTATTTTAATTATGGGTAATCATGAAATAATGAATTTTAAGGGAAATTATAATTATGTTCAAAAAAATACAGTTCAAAAATGTTTAGTAGTTAATAAAAATAATTTTGACTATAAATTAGATAAATATAAATCGTGTGTTGGTGATAGAGATAAATTATTTTCTATTCCTAATGGTCCTTTAAGTAAATCAATGTCAAAAAATATGCGTGGTGTTGTTCGTATAAATAATAATATATTTTGTCATGGTGGTATATCTTTAGATATTTCTAATAAATTTGATATTAATAAAATAAATAAAATTTTATATGCTTATTTAACAGGTAAATTAGATTATAATAGTAAATTATTTCAAACAATATATGGAAGTGATGGAATAATATGGTTTAGGGAGTTTTCTAAAAATGATGATAATTGTGGTGCTTTAAAACAAACTCTTAAAAATTTAAAATGTAAAAGAATGATAGTAGGTCATACACCACAAAAAAATGGTATAACAAATTATTGTAAAAAATATAATGAATCAATATGGGCAATTGATGTAGGATTATCAAGAGCATTTAATACTAAACAATTTTGTCAATATTTAGTTATTGAAAATGATATTCCAAGTATTAAACAATGTGATTTATTAAGTGAATGTTAAATTATAATATAAATTTATTAAATTAAATTAAATTAAATTAATTATATATATATATATATATAATGGTGGATTATAAAAAAAAATATTTGAAATATAAGAAAAAATATTTAATGGCAAAAAAATTATATGGTGGTGAAGCAGAGACATTTAATGTTTCGTTTTTGTTAAAAAACCAAAATGATAATGTTATGAAGATAGGAAGTTTTGATAACCCGCTAAAATTATCTATTCCCAAAAAAAATAGTTCATTTAGTAATTTTGTGAATGATTTAATAGGTTCAATTGAAAGCGAAAAGTTACTTGAAGTTATTGATAACGATAAAGAGATTTATGATGAAAATGACCTATCCAACCTTATTATGGATATGGATAATAATGAATTATATTTAAGTAGTATAACATTTGCTGGGAGTAATATTGAGAATGAAGGGGACGTCCAGAATTTAATGGATGGAGCAACATTAGAAATGACATTTTCCACCACCATCCCTAACCCTAACCCTAACCCTAACATTAATACATCGATTATGAAAACTATCCTTGACTATTTTAATAAAAAATCTATACTTAAAAGGGATAGATTATATAAATTTGGAAAATATAAATACAATACCAAAAAAAAAAGCGAAATTAATGTAATAGTTAAGAAAACTTTGAATGTAAATAAACATCAGATAGAAATAGAAAATGAAAATGAACCAAAAATAATTGAAAGATATTTTGCCGAACTAGATACGCGATCGCAGGGATTGCGATTCTATATGTCTGAAGATAAGAACATCATTTATTATTTTTGTGATTCCCACAAACGGTGCGACTTCCTCGACGACACCCTTGAGATTTTACATGGGAAACAGGTAATAGATCAAGATGAATAAGATACCTATTGAATTATTACCTTAACAATAAATTAATTAACTATATCGGATTGAACTTCATAAATAGTATTATTTTTTTGTGAAAAATTAATAATCAAACCAATTATATTTTCATTTTCAATATTATTCATATATTTTTGAACCTGAAATTTTTCTTTATATGATAAATCATTTGTTTGTGCTTTTAATTCAATAATAATCATTATATTTTTTTTTTCATCATATACAATTATATCAGATTCAACATAACCTACATTTACACCCTTATAATTAATAGGAATTATTTTTTTTGTTTCTATTTTATAATTTGTTTTATATAAATCTACTAAAATGGCTTTATGATAAATACATTCATTAAAACCTTTACCTAAAGTATTAAATACATTATTACAAATATTAATAATTAATGAAATCATAGATTGAGGATTTGTATCATTATCAATTAAATTTAATATATTCTCAATATTATCAATATTATCACTATTATTAATTTCATTATGCATAGGATTTTTTGGTGAAATTTGCATATCAATATCATTTTCAATATTAGATAAATCCATTACTACTTATAAACATATATATTTATTATTTTAAATAATTTATTTTTTTTAGATATATGATATGTGTTGTGTGAATTATTTAGTTAAATATAAATAAGAATTGTAATAAGTGTCTTTAATAGAATTAAATAAAGAACTATTAAAAACATTTTCAGTAATACCAAAACCATTATCAAGATCAATACTATCAATATAAGTAATTTGAATATTTGCGGATTTTAATAATTCAACAATACTATTTATATTATAATAATAAGATTGATTTAATGAAGTTATTTTAATATTATCATTATTATTATAATAAATAATAAGTATAGATTCATCACATAATGTTATAGTATTATTTATACGTGAAAATTCAGCATATTTAATATTAGATAATGGTATTGAAAGTCTAATTTCAAATATATTTTGGGTAATATAATATTTAATTTTATATATAGTATTTTGTGTAATAATAAAAATTCTTTTTTTTAAAGTATTAAAATAATTAATTTCATTTAAAATAAAAATATTTTGAATAGGTTGATGTAATAATAATTTACATTTATTTTTAATATTATTAATATTAGAATATATATTATTGTAATTTATTTTTTCATCTTCATTATCTAAATTATGAATAAATTCTTTTTCTAAAACAATATTATTTGTTTCTGTTTTTGTATCATTAATAAAATTAAAAAATACAGAATCTTGTAATAATGAATCGTGAGTTGTTATTTGAGATATATATTTATTTAATTCTACTGCTCTATGAGTTACATCATTAATATTAGTAGGTTTAAATAACCAACTACTAGTAGGAAGTTTAATATTATTATATAAAGTATTATTGGATAATTTTTTGAAATCATTAAATCTTTTAAAAACAGTTTTTTTTTCTGAATTAGTATTAATTTCTAATTCGAAATTCCAAAAATTATCATTATTATTATAACATTTTTCTATACTAATAATTTTACAATCAATAGAATTTGTATAAAATATAAAAATACGATTAAATTGAATACAAAAGTAAATTAATATATAAATAAATTTAATATAATTATTAAGATGATATATAAATATGAAAAATAAAGGATATATAATATTTAATTTATGAAAAAAGAGATAATTATAAATATTATTATGTTTAATAATATGTTTAAAACATAAATGTTTTGTTTTAATTTTTTGAACTATATTATCAAAAAATAATTTACATATAGATGAAAGAATAGAAGATAAAATGGGGCAAAGTAATCCATATAATATAATAGGTAAAATGACATTGGTAAATAAATTATTATTTGAATAATTTATACTATTATTTATTTCGGTAGATTGATTATTATCAGTATGAATAAAACAATAATATAATAAAATAAAACAAGAAGTAAAAATAAGAAAAGATAATATAAAAATAAGATATTTTATCATAGGTTGTGTTAATTTAGCTAAATTTTTATATAAAATTAAAGTTTCATTAACTTGTTTATCTAATTTTGTAAAATAACTATATACCATAATAAATTATTAAGTATTATTAATTATTATTATATTTTATAATTATATATGGTTAAATTAGATTTAAATGATAATGTAGGTGTATCATTTCACATAATTATTTTAGCATTACTTGCTACAAGTGTATTTTTATTTTTAGAAAAAAAAAATATAAATAATAAATGGAATACAGTAAATAATGTATCAATATTAATATTAATTATAGCAGCATATCATTATTTTCATATGAGAAATTTATGGTTTGAAAATGGAAATAATCCAATAATTTATAGATATATGGATTGGTTTTTTACTGTACCATTATTAATAATTGAATTTTATTTAATATTAAGTATAGAAATAGATATACCTAAATCTATATTTTATAAATTATTAATAGCAAGTATATTAATGTTATTATTTGGATTTTTAGGAGAAGCAAATATTATAAATAGAACATATGGTTTTATTTTAGGTACTATATTTTGGATATATATTATGTATCAAATTTTTTATGGAGAACTTCATAAATTCAAAAAAAAAATAAATAATAAATCCATTAATTTTATTTATGATACATTAAAATGGATTATTACTATTGGTTGGGCAATTTATCCAATAGGATATTTATTAAATACTACTGATATGAATTTAACATATAATATTGGTGATTTTATTAATAAAATATTATATGTTTTAATTATTTGGTATGGTGCTAAATATGTAAATTAAGCATTAGTTTCTAAAGAAGTTTCATATTCAGTAATTTTATCATAATATTCTTCTTTTTCTTTTTCTGTTTGTTCTTCATATTTTTTCTTTTTAGCATCAGGAAGTTTTTTCCACATATCTCCTAATTTTTTTTGAACAACTCCTAAACTAAATTTATCACCTTTTTTAAGTCCCTTCTTTTCTTTTTCTATTAATTTTGCTCGTTCATCATCACAGAAAATTAAAAATGCTGATTTTGGACGTTTTGGTTTATTTGGATCTTTTTTAGCTTTTAAATCTGGTTTATCTAAAAGTTTTTTAACTAATTCATCTGCTTTAGCTGAATCACCACCCATTTCTTTTACTACTTTTTCAACTAATTCTTTATGAGACTTATATACAGTATCATTGATTAGTACGGTCATATTATGATAAGCTAAATGTGCCATTATTGGTTATATTAATATATTAGTATTTCTCTATATATGTTATATTGTAAATATAATATTATAAATTTATTAATAATTTTTAAAAAAATATATATATAATTTATACTAAAATTAGTTATATTAAAAATCATATTCATATAAATCTATATCTTCTTCTTCTTCTTCATTATCAAATGAATAACCAAAATTATTTTTTAATTTAGCACAATCTGTTTCTGTTAAATCTTCATCCATATTATAATTATTCTCAGCAAAGAACTTACTTTCATCAAATAATATATCACAACATCCTGTTCCACAATTTGCTTCTTGTCCAAATAATACATTAGCAGAAACACCTTTACAATTATCAATTTCTCCAAAAATAGCAGATCTATATAATTGATCCGTCATTTCTTCAAATGAGGCTTTTGCTATAGGTCCATAATTACTTCTATTAATACCAAAACGATCAATAGACATAATATTACCACTAAATGTCATTGTATCAACTAATACTTGAATATGACGTGGATTTAATGAAGAACCAGCAGAAATAATTACATCTAAAAATTCTTCCATTAAAATTAATCGTGCTGCTTCAATTCCTAATACATCTAATACTTCATAAATATCATTACTAATTGTATTTTCAGTATCAACATTATTATTTGCTAATACATCTATTAAATTAGTTCCACTTGTATCTAAAATAACTTGTTTATTATTATAAATATTACCATCATCATCAATAGATTTAATATCAATTTTTCTAACATTTGAACCTTGAATATTATTTATACCACTAATTTTAATATCTAAAATATTTTTTTCCATTAATTTTAGTAAATTAAAATCATCATCCTCAAAATCACCCTCTTTTAATCTTATTCTTAATAATAATTTATCATCTGTGGTATTATTATTACTTACAGCACAATGAATTGTAGATACTTCTGAATTATTAAAAGCATTATTTATAAATGTAATAATTTCTGTTAATTCAATATTTTTATCTAATAATTTTTTCTTCGAAAATTCTATAACTAATATATAAGGACACGATTTATCATCACCTTGATTTTCACATTCTTCAATACAATTTTTAGTATATTCATTAGATACTAAATATTCATTCCATTGTTTTTCATTTTCTAAAATATTTTTATGTTCCTCCTGATCTAATATAGTATCATTAATATCAGGATCAAAATAAATTGCTGTTGTTTTAACTAAATCACGAATACAAGTTTTTGTAATACTATTTTTAATTTTTTTAATTGATGTTACATCATTATCTTTTACATCCTTCAAATAAATCGATAATGAAGGATTTTTTATAGATTTAGATACACTTAATAATTCTTTTAATCTTGGAACACCACGAGTTACATTTGATTTAGCTGCTACACCAGCAAAATGGAAAGTATTTAATGTCATTTGGGTAGCAGGTTCACCAATAGATTGTGCGGTAATTGTTCCTACCATTTCACCTGCTTCAGAAAAACCTTTATTAAATCTATATTCAATTTCTTCTAATATATTATAAAATGCTAATTTAGATATATTATTTTTAACATATAAATTATATGGAGATAATTTTAATCGTATAATATTATGTAATATATAAGTTGGATTATAAGTTTCTCCATCAATATCTTTTCTATTTATTTTAATTTTACTAATTAATTCTTCTACTTTTTCAAATAATTCTATTGGATCTAAATCACTTAATGATACTAATTTATATTTTATAGAATTATTTAATATAATTCTATCTATATTTATTGCTTGATATATTTCATTATTAATTTCATTAATAATATGTTTAATAATATATTTACGCATATTTAATAAATTTTCATATAATTTATCATATTGAGATTTTAATGAAGTCTTAAATTTTTTATCAATATATCCCTCAATTGTTTCGGGATTTTTAAATCTATTTTTAAATTCATCCATTTCAATATCAATTAAATCATCTATATATTGTTTTTCTAATTTAGATGATTCTAAACCATCTTCACCATATAAGAATTGAATAATTTCTTCATTATGATTTCTTAATGTTAAATCATAATTTACTTTAACATCTTCTAATGCCTTAATTAATCTTCTTTGAATATAACCTGTTTCTGATGTTTTTACTGCTGTATCAATAATACCCTCACGACCACCCATAGCATGGAAATAAAATTCATGAGGTTGTAAACCTTTATAAAAACTATTTTCTACAAATCCACGACTTTCTGCCGAATTATCAAATTGACAGAAATGTGGTAATGTTCTATTTTTATAATGTTTTGGAATTCTACGACCATCTACAGCACATTGACCAACACACGCAATCATTTGACAAATATTAATAATATTACCCTTAGAACCCGCTTGAACCATATTTACAAAACGATTATTAACTACATCTAAACTATCGATTGTTAATCTACCAGCTTCATCAGTAGCAGTATTTAATTCTTGAGTAACTAATGTTTCAAATTCTTCATTTAATGATGTATGATATTTTTTCTCTAATAATCCATCTTCTATTTCTTGTAAAATATCATTCACATTTTTCTTTTTCTCTTGAATAAAATCTTCAATTTTATTTACTACACTTTTATTAATAAGTAAATCACTAATACCTACACTAAAACCTGTATGTAATAAAAATGTATTTGTAATTCCCTGACAATTATTTAAATAATGTGCCGCCTCATCTTTACCTAAATCATTAAATATAATATGAACCAAACTTCCATTACTTGTTGCCAAATTCTTTTTTACTAAATAATTTTTATCTGAATCATTACTTAATATTCCATTTTCAATATTAGTATCCTTATTTTTTATATTTATATCTGGTAATACTGTTGAAAATACTTGTTTACCCGTCCAATATTCATTTTGAGATTTTGGATGTATATTACCAGGTATCATATTCATATTAGTAAATGCTTTATTCCACATCATTAAATTCATATATTGTTTTTTATTAAATAAGAATTGATATTTAAAATCTTCTTCAAAATCCGATAAATTTGGCATAATATATTTTAAACCTGAATTATTCAATGTTAATCTTGAAGCCCCCAATAAAGCATCTTGTACTAAACCAATTACAGGTTTTCCCTCTTGAGGACTTACAATTTGTGTTGGTACCATAGCTAAATTTTTTAATTCAGATACTGTTTGTTGTGACTGGGGTACATGCATATTCATTTCATCTCCATCAAAATCAGCATTATATGGACTTGTTACACATACATTTAATCTAAATGTATTTGCTGTCATTACCTTAATTTTATGTGCCATCATACTCATTTTATGTAATGAAGGCTGTCTATTAAATAATACTATATCACCATCAATTAAATGTCTATTACATATATCTCCAATTTTTAATTCCTCTACCATTTTATCTAAATCCACATGTTTTAAATTTTTTATACTATCTTCTCCCATTTTTTTTATACTTTTTACTCCAGGATGAGTATCATAACCATTTAATATAGACATTTTTAAACGTTCAATATTTAATTCTGTAACTTTTTCTGGAAATGTTAAATTTTTAGCTATATTTATAGGTACTCCTAATTCATCAATTCCTATAAATGGATCTGGAGTAATTACACTACGTGCCGAAAAATCTACACGTTTTCCCATTAAATTTCCTCTTATACGACCATCTTTACTTTTTACACGTTGTTGTAACGATTTTAATGTACGACCTGAACGTTGAACATTTGCTTGAGGTACACCTGCCCCAAATGGTTGATCATTATTAATTAATGTTGCCACATGATATTGAATTACTGTAACATGATCATCAATATAAGGATCATCAGGATTTGATGCTATTTTTTCCTGTAATTTTGAATTTGCCTTCACTATATCAATTAATTTATATGTTAAATCATCATCAGAACGCTGATTATTATCCTGTTTTACCGATGGTCTTACTGCTGGAGGTGGTACTGGTAATACTGTACAAATTAACCATTCAGGTCTACAAAAATTAGGAGAAAATCCTAATTTAATACAATCTTCATCTGTTATACGTTTAAAAATTTTTAATACATATTCAGGTTTTACTAATACCTTTTTTGAATTTTCTTTTTCTTTATAAATCCATTCCGCAAATACCTTTCCTATTCCTTCTTTTGTATATCGTGTAGGTTGAATTGAACCACAACCATTTACACAACCACATATTTTTTTCTTTTTTGATTTTTCATAAATTAAATCAAATTTTTCATAAATGTCTTTACTGTCAATATTTAATTCATCATCATCTAATAATAATTTTGAACAACGAAAACATATACATTTTAATAATTTTAAAATTCTTGATAAAAAATGCATATGAAATACCGGTTTTGCCAAATCAATATATCCAAAATGACCTGGGCATAATGAACTTTTTTGTTCACATGTTTCACAAATCACATTTGAATCAATTGCACCCATTTTTAAATCATATAATCCACCAGGAGATGGTGTTGATACACCATCTTGACTTGTTATATATAATGTATGATCTATAATTTTACATGTAGCATTATTTCTTATTTCATCTGGTGATAATAAAGAGAATTGAACTTGACAAACTTTACATATATTTGAATTATATTCATAATCTCTATTTGACATAATATATTAATATATTATATTTTTTAAATCAATTTTAAAATATAAATATATTAAAAATAAAGATATAAAATAATATATATATATAAATAAATATTATTTATGAAAAAAAAAATTAAATTAGATTTTTTAACACCAAAAGAAAAAAAATATTTTATATCTTTAACATTAATAGAAAAAAAAAAATTAATTAAACAACATTATAAGTTAAATAAAATTTCCGATAATATTATACCATGTAGATTTAAAATTTTAGCATTAGATACAACAGAATATAATAAATCTTATTTATTACAATTATATGATAATTTTATTAAATTAGATGATTCTACACAAGAATATTTTAAATATAAAATATTTTTTGATAGTATTATTCAAATTCCTTTTAATCGTTTTAATAATATTAAAATCCCCTCAAATATTAATGATTATTTATTAAATTCAAAAAAAATTTTAAATCAAAATATTTATGGACATATAAAAACAAAAGAATGTATTATTCAAACTATTGGTCAATATATTACTAATCCTAATACTGTCGGTAATATTATTGGATTACATGGACCACCAGGAACAGGTAAAACTACATTTGTTAAAAATATTTCTTCTATTTTACAAAGACCTGTTGAAATTATTAATTTATCTGGTGCTCAAGATGTTAGTTATTTAGAGGGTCATAGTTTTACTTATGAAGGATCTAAATATGGTAAAATTATACATACATTAATAAAACATAGTTCAATGAATCCTATAATATTTTTTGATGAAGTAGATAAAATAAGTAAAACAGAAAAAGGTTTAGAATTAGAAAATTTATTAATTAATTTAGTAGATATTACTCAAAATTATAATTTTACAGATAAATATTTTCAAGAAATTTCTATTGATTTATCTAAAATTTTATTTATATTTTCTTATAATTATGTAGATGATATAAATCCTGTTTTAAGAGATCGTATATATGAAATTAAAGTTGAAGGATATACATATGAAGAAAAAATAGAATTATGTTTAAATTATTTAATCCCTAATATAATGACCCATTTTTCTTTTAAAAAAAATGATATTATTTTTATAGATACTGCTATAAAATATATTATTGATAAATATTCTAAAGAAGATAGTGGAGTACGAAATTTAATAAAAATTATAAAAAATATTGTTTCTAAATTACATATTATTTATATTACAGATAATAGTTCCTTAGTTAATATTGATAATAATATTAAATTCCCTTTAAAAATTACTAAAAATAATATAAAACAATTTTTATAAATACAATTGTATATAAATAACTTAAATAAATAACTTAAATAAATAACTTAAATAAATAACTTAAATAAATAAATAAATAAAAATATAATGACTATAAACGTCGTAAATAATAATAATATATTTAAAATAAATGGTATAACAGGAGCACTAATTGTTTTATTTTTCTTTTATCTCACTTCAACACTATTTTCCTATTTTTTTAATATATATTCTATTTCTTATTATTGGTTAACTTTTACCATTCTTACAGGTATTTGGGAATATACTTATGTTACAAATAGAAAATTAATATCACAAAATTCCGATAATTTAATAAAAACAAATACTCATGTATGGTTTCAAAAATATAATATAAATATGATTTTACCATGGAATACTTCCACTATATTTTATGCCGAATATGCCGCATATGCTGATAGAGAATATATGTCACATAAAGATGATTGGAGTATTATTATCGAAGGTTCACATGCCTTATTTTGCGGCATATTTGCTTTATTATCATTATATTTTAATTTTATAGGAAATATGAAAAATTTTTATATTACTATGTCTATTTCAATGGGAACACAATTAATGAATAGTATTTTATATATGGGTGAATATATAATTCAATTACATTCTGAAAATAGTGTTAATTATAAAACAAAATTTCCATGTGGAAAATATTTACAAAAAAGACCTTTTATGTATATTAATTTATTTTGGACATTAATGCCTTCTTATATTCTAATAAGTTATTTAATTAAATAATAATATCTTATAAGTATTTAAAATAAATATAATATGTAAATGTAAGATTGATGAAAACAATTTATTGTACAAATTGTGGAAAAAATGGCCATAATTATAAAAATTGTAAAAATCCTATAATTAGTTATGGAATTATGTTATTTAAATATGAATTAAATGAATTTAAATTATTATTAGTTCAAAGAAAAGATTCTATAGCATATATAGAATTTATAAGAGGAAAATATTCTATTACAAATACTGCTAAATTATTCAATATATTAGAAAATATAACTAAAACCGAATTATCAAATATATTAAATTATGATTTTGACTATTTATGGAATACTTTATGGTCTTCTAATATTGATAGTACTTCTTTAAAAAAATTTGAAAAAGAATATAGTTCTTCTTTAAAAAAATTTAATTTTATAAAATCAAAATCTAATAGTATAAATATATATGATATTATAACTGTTTTACATGTAAATTATAATGAAACTGAATGGGGTATTCCTAAAGGTAGACGTAATTTAAATGAACTAGATATTGAAGTAGCTAATAGAGAATTTCAAGAAGAAACAAATTTAACAGAAAATGATTATACAATTATTCCATCATTATCACCTATTAGGGAAAGATTTTTTGGAACAAATAAATTAAAATATGATCATATATATTATATAGCTATAGCAAAAAATAATATTCAACCAAGAATAAATAGAGATAATATAAATCAAATTATTGAAATAAAAAATATAAAGTGGTTAAATAGAGAATATGCTGTAAAAAGTATTCGTAAATATGAAACTGAAAAAAAAAAAATAATTAATATTGGATTTAATATTATTAATGGATTAAAAGAATATTTATATTAATCAATTATTTTTACTATATCAAATTGACTTACAAAATTTTCCATTTTATCAAATTCATTTTCTTTATTAAATATTATTTTCCATATATCATTTACTTTAATTTCACCATTTTTAGCATTTTCATCTTCCCAATGTCCTTTATATCTAAATTCAAATGTTTGTTTTTTTTTATTTAATTTTAAATCTTTAATTATTTCCTTTTTATCTCCTTTTAGATTTGCTAAACCAAAATAAAGCCGTCCTCCTGTTTTATTTTTTTTATTAAGTCCAAATATTAAATATATTAAATCATTATTTGATATTTTTAATTCATTATCGTTTTTAAAAATTTTATTATTTCTATAAACTATTATATTTTTTGTATTTATATTTTTTACTTTTTTCTTTTCTACTTTTTTCTTTTCTACTTTTTTCTTTTCTACTTTTTTCTTTTCTACTTTTTTCTTTTCTACTTTTTTCTTTTCTACTTTTTTTATATTAGACTTTTTTGTTTGTGTTATTTTAATCCAACGTGGTGTACCATTTTTAGTTTCCTTAACTTCCCACATATTACCATCAAGACCTTTTTTCTTTTTTCCTATTTTTTCTCCTCTGGCACAATATCCTAAACCCTTAGGAGAAGGTTCAGTACCTTTATAAGTTCCAGTATTTGAATTTTTACACTTGGGCATTTATATTATAAATATACAAAAAAAATATTTATAATATATTTAATTTTTAAACGTGGTGTCCATCTGGTGGAGGATCTTCCTCTGGTTCTTCTTCTAATGCTTCTTCTGGATGTATTCTTATTCGTTCTGTACAAGATATTATACAAATAAAACAAATACAATATGTTAATACATATATTATAATTAAATAAATCATTTACTACTTGAAAACATATATATATTTCTATATATATAATCAATTTTGTTAAAATAAATTTTAAGTATGACAACCCTCAGGAGGTTGTGATATTATAATTTCTACTGTTGTTTCTTCTTTTTTACAATTATTTAAAATACAATTACATATTTTAATTAAACCATATGTTATTAAAAGTAAAATAAAAGTAATAGTTATTTGATATATATTCATATAATTTATTATATCTTGATATATAAATCAATTTAAAATATTTTAGTTAATAAACATTATTATATATTAAATAAAATACTTAAAGACATATAGATATATTATTATAAAAGAAAGATGAGTAAACATATAGGACAGGTAAAATGGTTTAATAACAAAATCGGTTATGGTTTTATTACACTCTTAAATGAGGAAACACAAAAGGATGTATTTGTACATCATATGAATATTTGTCCTCTTGAAAGTAATTATAGAACTCTTAAAATTGGTGAATATGTTGAATTTGAATTAGATGATAATTGTGAAGGTCAACATAATGAACAAGCTGTTAAAGTAACTGGTATTAAGGGTAAAGAACTTCAATGTGATTGGGTTCATCGTCTTAATAAGAAAAAAAAATTTTCAAAAGGTAAACAAGACGATGATGTTGAGGAAACTGAACAATAAATAAAAATATATAATATTATTTTTTTTTTGAATTTATTTTGTTTTTATAATATCTAATACTTTATCTGTATTATCTAATACTTTATCTGTATTATCTAATACCTTATCTGTATTATCTAATACTTTATCTGTATTATCTAATACTTTATCTGTATTATCTAATACTTCATCTGTATTATCTAATACTTTATCTGTATTATCTAATACTTCATCTGTATTATCTAATACTTCATCTGTATTTTCTAATTTTTGATAAATAGGATTATTATTAAAATATTCATTTGAAATATTATAACCTTTAATAAATATATCACTTAAAATATTTTTAGGTAAATCAAAATCAATAGGACTACAATTATAAGATAAATTTATAATTATTTTAGGTTTATATGTATTCATATTAATATCATAACTATAATTTTGAAAACTATTAAATACACTTATAATATAATTTTGAAAACCATCAATTTTTTTATATTCTTTAAAATCATTTTCAGGTAAAAAATCGTTAATTGTTAAACAAATTGTATTATCTAAATCATTCTTAAATATATTACAAGGACAATTATTTACAGCAAAAGCATCAATATAATAATTATTATTAATTAATTTTGGTGGAAAAATGAATGGTAATGAAGAAGAAGCTATACAAGCATCTATTATATCTATATCTGGTGTATTAATATAATTAAAAACATCTTCTTTATGTGAATTAAGATTAATAGAATTAATATGTAAAGTTTTTTTAGTTAAATTATATAATTCCTTAAATGTAATTTTTTTTTTATTAAATTTATTTTCTAATAAAATACGTAATAATTTTTCACAAGGATTTAAATTTATTAAACCATAAATATTTAAAAATTCAAAAATATCTGTAATATCATAAAATTTATCTAAATTTATTTTTAAAAAAACTATCATTATATCATTATAAGTGTACCCAATACATAATAATAATGCTATCATAGAACCTGCTGATGAACCTCCATAATTTTCTATATTTTTTAGAAGTTGTTTTTCTTCTAAAGATTTTAATGCTCCTAAATGTAAAAGTCCTCTTACACCTCCACCACTTAATACTAAATTACGCATTTATATAATATTTCATTATTTTTATTTTTAAATAAATATATATATTATAATGGATCCTGAAATATGGGGACCTCCTGCATGGATTTTTTTACATACTATTACTTTAAATTATCCAAATAATCCAACTATGTATGATAAACAAAATTATAAAAAATTTTTTACTAATTTACACTATATCTTACCCTGTGATTGGTGTTCTAAAAATTACAATCAACATTTACAAAAATATCCAATTGATAATTATTTAAATACAAAAAAAAATTTAGTTCAATGGTTAATTAATATTCATAATGAAGTTAATACATTATTTAATAAAAAAACTATTAATTATACTGAATTTATTACTATTTATAAAAAAATTTATAACAAAAAAAATACATTTTTTACTATTCATAATATAATTATTTTTATTCTTATTATTATTATTATTCTTACTATTTTATGTATTTATTATTTTTATAATCCTAAATTTCTATCTTGTTTTCACTTTCAGTTTCGGTGTCAGTAGATGGTTTTTCCTCTTCTGTTTCTTCCATTTTTTTTAAATTCGTTTTTAAAAAATTATCTATTTTATTATAAACTGCCCCAATATCACTAAATTCTTCCGCAGAAAATGCTCCTCTTTTTGAAGCTACATTTACAATATTACGTAACATTACTAAATCATTTAATGTAATAGAAGTTTCTAGGCCTCCTTGAGTTTGAGTTTGAGTTTCACTTTCCATTTATATATATTTTTATAAAAATATATTTTTAAATATATTATATTAGATATAAATATAATGAGTATTAAAAACTGGGACATAAATACAACATTAAATCAATATAAAAATCTTCGACCAAATTCTCAACAAGATACTAATTATAATTATGATACTAATATATTATCACAAAAATCTACTTCATTTAAAACAGAAACTTCTGATAATAATATACAAGATGAAACTTCTTCTATATTATTACCCGAAACTTCTGATACAATTGACACCACAGAAGGTTATGTTGAATTAATTAATAATCAAAATAAATTTTTTGGTTCTAATTTAAATAAATGTTGGAAAAATAGTGCTATTCAAGTATTATATTATTTAACTGATTTTAGAAATACTATTTTAAATTTAGAAAAAGATAAAACTTTAACAGAAAAATTATTACAAATAAATCAATATCAAAAATATGATATAAAAAATGGTTGGAAAAAACAATTAATAGAAAATATTAAAGAATATAATTCTGATTCTAATAAAGAAAAAATAGATGGTAGTTTAATGGTTCCTGCATTATATAGTATTTTAAATGAAATGAATAAATTAGATAAAAAATCTAAAACAAATGAGGAATTAGAAAACTATTTTAAAGAAAGAGATATTTCATTTGATTCTGAAGAACTTAATAAATATAAAAAAGTCTATATGGGAATAAAAGAACATTTTATATTTTCTCAATCACCAAATGTAGGTGAAAATGATTTATTTGGTGATCCTGAAAGTATTTTTTCTAATTTAGGCTTATTAAATATGAATCATAGTGATAATTATAAAAATAGTATTATTGATTTATTTAACTATAAAAAAATAGAAATTATAGATTTTTATGATTCTAATTTAAATGTAATTCATAAAAAATATGATGACAAAAATGAAAAATATTCTATACTCAAAACATATACTACATTTGAAAAAAGTAGTGATAGTGTTAATCTTATTCCTACTACTATTTTAGGACTACATGGATTAGATTTTTCTAAAACTTTTTATCTTAAAAAATATTATTTTGATCAAAAAATAGAAAATATAGACACACATGTTCAAGAATATGAAGCATATATTAGAGATAAAAATCCATTAGATGAAGTTATTACTAATTTTAATATTGATAATTATTTAAATAATAATGTTTTTACTAATTACGATTTTGATTCTATTAATATTTATAAAAGAAATAATGATGGTAATATTCTTTCTTCTATTTCTGAAAATGAAACAAGTGAATATAAAAAATTAAAAAATACTAATATAATAACATATAAAAAAGGTACTCCAAAAACTCAACATGAAATTATAACATTATCAAATAATATAAATCAAGAATTTGGTAATGAAAGATTACTTTTATCTAAAACAACTACATATTTTATAGAATTACCTACATATTATAAAATTAATTTAAGTGCCCAAGATATTGATTTTACTAATAATATAAATTATCAAACTATTCATTTACCATTAATCGATATTAAAGAAGGCACTTTTACTACCACATTAATTCCTTATAATATTAAAGCAATAATTCTTCATCCAAGTGGAATACATTTTACTTGTATTATTAAAATAAATGGTAAATGGGTTCATTTTGATTCGGATGATATTAATAATAATGATATATCCGATACTAATGTAGAAGAAATGATTAAGAATACTGGTTCTTATTTCATTTATGAAAAAGAAAAAACATTAGATACAAAAACTACTTTAAATAGTATGTCTGATCAACAAATTATTCAAGATTTAAAAACTATTATAAAGGATATGAATATTTCTAAAAATTATGATGATGATGATAATGATGATGATGATTCCTCAATTGAAAGTATTATTATTGATAAATTAGATAAATTACTTAATAAATCTATTATAAAATATTTAGAAACATATAATAAATATAATGATTTGGAAAATATTGGAGATTTTACTGAATTTGTATCAGTTGTTTATAAATATATTGTTTTAGTGCTTATTATTTGTAAATATAATCAAATAGATATTACTAATGAATTTATTAAAAATACAATTGAATACTGTTTACAATATTTATTTAAAAAATTAGATATTAATGTACAAATTATATACGATACATTAAAAAATACTTTAAATATAGAAAAATTTAATGATATATATAAAAATTTAGATATTATATTAAATAAATATGATGAATTACAAATTCTTTATAATATAAAATTAAATCAACTCACTATGGCAAAATATAAATCTAAGATAGATTATTTAATTAGTTTAAATATTGAAAAACATAAATCTGTCATTGAACAAAATATTATTGTTGAAGATATAACAAAAAATTTACAATTAAATGATAAAAAAATTATTCCTAATATCGATATAGATGAATTATCTACAAATTTAGAAGATGAATCTTCTGAACAAGATTTAACTACAACAGAATCTCAACAATTAATTGAACAAACATCTAAAAAACAATCTAAAAAAGAAATATTAGAAGTACAAATTTCTAAAGAAAAAGAAGCATTAGAAGCACAAGCTGCTAAAGAAAAAGCTGAAAAAGAAGCACAAGCTGCTAAAGAAAAAGCTGAAAAAGAAGCACAAGTTGCTAAAGAAAAAGCTGAAAAAGAAGCACAAGTTGCTAAAGAAAAAGCTGAAAAAGAAGCATTAGAAGCACAAGCTGCTAAAGAAAAAGCTGAAAAAGAAGCACAAGTTGCTAAAGAAAAAGCTGAAAAAGAAGCACAAGAAGCATTAGAAGCACAAGTTGCTAAAGAAAAGGCTGATAAAGAAGCACAAGTTGCTAAAGAAAAAGCTGAAAAAGAAGCACAAGAAGCATTAGAAGCACAAGTTGCTAAAGAAAA